CCTTAACTAAGTTAAAATGTCCTCTATGAGGTGGTTTAAATGCTCCCGGGTATAATGCTATCATGCTAAAAATTCTTGTACTTTTTGATCTATTTCTCTCGGTGTTGAATGTTTTAGTTTTTCTTGAAATATTGGACTGTAAATCATTTCAACAATATTATCTAATACTTCATCAGCTTTTTGTTTTCTCTTTTCACTACTATCTCTATACTTTGTTACTGCAGCTCTAATTTTATCCTGACCAGGTCCTACTCCGTTCTTCTGATATGCTTTTAAGAATGCTTGTTTAACAGCCTTATCTTCTGATCTATTGTCCTTATCCCAATCAACGCTACCAACATGTTTTAAAAACTCTTCTTCTTCTTCAGGAGTCATTTCTACTGGTTTAAAGAAAGAAGAACCTCCAACGCCATTTTTATCGTTGAACTTCTGTAAGTAGTCCTTTACTCCGCTTAAACCATTTTTTGCAGCTGTATCAAACCCTTCAACTTCACTTTTATATTTACCGCCTCTGTCAGACACAAAAATCGATAATCTACCTTTTAGTTGTTTATTAAAATCTTCTATCTTTGTATATACATTTCTCCAAGTAGAAAATACTGCATCACCAGGTATATTTCTTTCTCTAGCCATAAAGTTAGATACATAAGAAATCATAGGGTGTGCATACACCATTACCATATATACTTCATAACCTAGAGAGAGAATCTCATCTAAGTTCTTCTGGAAGCCAGCTCCTGAAGCAGTTGTATCCCAAACGAAACTAGTTTTTTCTTGTGCTGCTGCCATTGCGTCTTTGGACGTTTGGTTGGCTGCGGGTCCTAGTTTGTTGTAATACGGGTGGTCTGGATCCTCCACGTACTTGTCTGGGTTGAACTGTGTTAGGCTGTCTAACCCTAACTGGTTTAGAAGGTATGTTTTGCCTGATCCTGCTCCTCCCGCCATTATTACTGCTTTCGGGCTTGATGATCCTTCTAGAATTATGTCTGATAATTTGATCATTGTTCGTGTTATTTATTCTTGGTTTTCTCTTTTCTGTCTTTGTTATTACTTTATTGCTTAATGTATTACCTACTGTACCTGTTTGTGCTATTCTTCCTCTTCTTCCTGAATGATATGATACGTTAGTGTTTCTATACCTATTGTATCCGTTACCCCATCCATAATAATTATTCCATCCATAAGGATTATTCCAACTATTACTTGACCAACGTCTATTATTCCAACTATAAGACCATCCCATTCCGTATCCATAGTTATTATATCCCCATCGATCATATCCAAATGGTGACCACCTATGAGGTGTATGCCAACCGTATCCCCATACCCAATCGTTCCACATTTGAGTTCTACTATAATACGGGTTGTAAAAGTTATACCTATTACCTAATGTTCTATTATTCCAGTCAAATGATATAGGTTGACTTAAAGCATACTGAGCATAGTCGTATCTAAAGTTAAAATCAGTTCTTAGCTTTCTGTTAAGTTGAAAATAGTTCAGTGTATCTATCTTAACGTTAGCTGGTACTTCAATAAATGTCGTATTAGAATTGTATATTCCATCTACTGCTGCTGCATGATTTAGAGCTCCGTATTTAAAGTGAAGTGAACTACATGAAGCTAAGCAGATAATAGAAAAGTATACTATTGCAATTTTCAAAAAGACATTTATTGAGTTTTTCATATATTATTTTAATTTTATAGTTGTAGGGTAACTATTATAAATAGGTTCAGTATTAGGGTTCTCTAAAGAATATAACTTGTATATCATTTTAAACAATTCGAAATTTTCTTCTATTTCATCTATTTGCAATACTTTCCATCCCTTTCCTTGTATTACGTTCTTCTGTTTTGATGGACCTCTTGAATGTGCTTTTAGCCAAATAATACCTGTACGTTGTATTTTAATTCCTTTTGACTCTTCTAATGCTTTAGCATAAGATGCTAGTTGAAGATCAAATGACTTATGTACGCTATTTGATGTTTTAATATCTAATAACCAAATTTCACCATTCATTTTAACTACTAAATCTGCTGTACCTGCATATTTGTGTTCGTCTGACCATACAAAGTCTTCTGCTGATATTAATTCAGGTTTATGTGTTTGCCAAAAATCAGCGAACTTTAAAATCATTTCCCAAACAATTTGAGAATATTTAGCTCTACCGTAATCGTCCATCCACTTTACCTCGTTACCGAGTACTAACTGTTCACAAGCTTCGTGGACCTGTGTTCCTTGTTTACCTGCTTTACGCATAATAAGATCGGCGTTATGCCCAACATCCTTCATCCATGTTTCGAAGAATTTATTTTTGGGCATATATTGGAGTATGGTTGTAACGGACGGGTAAAATACTCCTTCACCTCTCTTATAGACACGTCGGTCTAAAAAATTAATCTGCTCTAACTCAGGGTTAAAGTCTAGTCTTTTCTTCTCGTTTTGTTCGAGAATGTTCATACCTTGTTTTATCATAGGTCTAGTTTGTGCATCATTAGACCTGAAAAGTCTAACTCCTCTGCTGATTGTATGTGTTTAGTAAATTCTTCAAAGCCCATTTCTGATGGGTCTTTATCCTTCATTTTAATATTATATACTTTAAAGCCAGAGTTTAAAAACTTCTCAGCTGTTCTCATAGCTACATCTTGAGCGTCTTCATCTAAGGCTAAGTATATGTCTGTATTAGTACTTTGTAATATTCTTTTATATAATGCGTCTGATATAGTTTTTCCCAGTATAGGAATGGCATTACGGCGGATAGCCATAGCGTCAAATACACCTTCACATAGTATTATAGGCTTATCCCAGTTAATTAAGTTTTCGAAAAAGATTATGTCTTTGGAAGCTTCCGGGTTTTTGTACTTAAAATAGTTTCCATCATAGCTTCTTGCAACAAAAAAGTTGAGTTGATTGGATTTAGAATAACTTGGGATAATAACTCGTCCTCCAAAGTTTCCAGTTGTTGCGTATCCAATACTATATTTAATAATATCATTATCGGTAAGTCCTCGTTCATATAAGTATTTTCTTACAAGATTAGCTATTACTGATTCTGAGGATGCTTCATAAAGCGATTGATACTCTTTGGGCAGCTCTATTATAGATAGTCCCTTATATTCTATACTAGTTCCTTTTGGTAAGTACTTTAGTATTTCGTTTGCTTGATCTTGTGGTGTTTTTAATTGTTTAAGTAAAGATCTAATGGATTGTCCTCGAGTTTGACATACCCAACATTCCCAGAAGTTCTTACCCTCCTCGGTAGTTTGCATATTGATCTCTAATTTAGGTTTTCTATGATTGCAAAAAGGGCAATGAAAAGCGTGGTTAGCTCTTGCTCTTTTATGACTCTTACCTAAAATATTCTCAATGGACCCTAATAAAAATGTATAATCCATAAAACCTGTCCGTATCTTTACTATAAGATAAGAACTTTATTTCTAATAGACAACTATTCTTCGGTATTTAGTAGTAGGTCTTTTATTGCAGATGATACAGTTTGTTCTAGTATTGCTCTGTTTCCTGTATCTAAGTAATCTTCTAATTTATTTGTGATAGCTTCAGTAAGCTTATCTATATCATTACTAGATATACTAAGCTCTTCTCGAACTACGTACTTTTTATTTTCTAATATGATTTTTGATAGTTTCATTTTATATGTTTTCTCTCTTGAAGTCGAATTTTATACTTGGGTACCATCTTCTTTCACCCGGATCTTCGTCAGCATAATTGGAATCCTGAGTAATTGTATACCCTTTATCCTTTATGTACGAAACCATTTCATTCCACTCAGCATCTTCGTATTCTATAGTTACCATAAATTGAACCTGTCCATAAGACATATCCTTACGAGGATCATCATCTTCTCTTCCTCCAGCATAATTGCCCATTGAAACTATAATTCGACCAGCTTCAGGAAACTTTTTATCTAGTTCCTGTTGTAGTAGCTTTGCTTCGCCGTCTAGCTCTCCGTATTCAAATATGATATCTTTTAATTTCATCTTCCTTGACCTCTATATGCTTTCTTATAATTTCTACTGTTCTTCATTTTAGAACTTTTAGACTTTGAATGTACCCCTGGTCTTTTCTTTTTAGCTCCAGCATTGTACGTTCCTAGTTGTAGGACTTTTGCCATTATTTCTTTTTAATATAAATAGGGATAGTTTCTAATAAGCTGTGGTTATCTTAAACTCACTCTATTATCTTATACATCTTAACTTTTAACTTACCTGTACCTTTAATTAATCTATGATAGACTCCTTTAGGTATAAATATACGAGAAAATTGTGATGGAGGCAAATTGTCTAATTGAAATTTCCAATCAGTATCGTGCATAGGTTCAACAATTCTGTCTTCTTTATCCCTATGCCATACAAATTCAAATGCAGGAGTATTGTTTGAAAATTCTCTTACAACGTAGCCGTCTTTCTGAGTTTCAGAATAAGGTCTACCAGTATCCGCTAAAGTTTGATGATCCTCCAAGGCTTTTCCAATAACGTCCGATATTACAGGACCAATATCCTGCTTTAGTTTTATCTTTTTTAGTAGCACATTTATGTCTAGCAGCAAAAGAAGCTCTTGCTCCTTTCTTTTTAAACTTAACTGAAAGTCCTGTATCTCCAAAAGAAACTTTCTTTACATTTCCTTTTTTCGATTTAACATAAACGTAGAATTTTTTACTGCCACCTCTCTTAGGCTTATTTAGAGCTACCTTTTTACCTTGGTATTCAAGCTCGTTCATATAACCTACAGAAGCTTTAAGCATATCGAATCCATTATAATCAAATGTTTCGTTTTGTAATGCAACTGCTTGTTTTAATTTATCCATATCGATAGTACCTCCAATAGATTCAACTAGTTCTTTTACTAGTTCGAAGTCAACCATTTCTGATATTGATGTTGCTTCATCTATTGTGTCCTCGTTTTCAATCATTTCATCGATTAGAGATCCTATTTCGAATAATGGATTATATTTTTTTGACATCATTGGTAGGTCCAAAGGAACTCTCATTCCATTATAGTCTCCATGCTCTCCGATATCAGTAGTCTCTAACAATTCTCTATCTTCTTCAGATAACTCTATCTCCTCGTTACTAAGAGCTTCTCGTGCTTCTTTGAATAGTTGTATAAAGGCTTCAGAGTTATAACGGTAGACATGCTCATGTAAAGAGAGTTTATTGTCTATGTGGTATTGTAGAGATGGGTATCCTACTATGTCTTTTAATGTAATCATAAGTTAAAATCTTTTCTATAGAATTTACCGAGTACGTTATCATTCATGTATTGCTCATTATTATGTTCTAATACTCCATTAATAAATAGGTGCTTACATTCAAAATAAGTTAAAAGCTTCTTAGTAGGTACAAATTCTAAGATACGTTTTTCAAAATCTGATCTTAAATCTTTCGATTCTTTTACAAATTTTAATACGTCTTTATGTGACCCATAATAATCTCTCCAGTCTGATTCTTTTACAATTTTCTGTTTTAGAGGCGTTCGTCCTCCAATGCCTTTTGCTTTTCTTTCTTCTCTTAAAGCTTCAAGGGCTCTTTTTCCTAGTCTTTTATTACGCTCAAAGTATAGTACTTTTTTTCCTATGTACTTCAAGCCGGATGGCTTATGTAAGGTTTCATAAATAAAACCATAAGTGCCTTTCGGCATATCTGAAATCTCTGTTATAAGCCTACCCTGAAAAGTCCAGGTAGGGAGTGTTGGCATGTTCATAGTGATTAGGTTATGTCGCTAGAGCTTAGCTTTAAGCTCGTCAATCTGTAACTGCTGGTCTTTAGCAACTTCAATTAATAACGCGACTAGTTTCTCATAACGTACTGCTTTAAATCCATCAGCTCTATCTACCACTATCTCAGGTAATACAGCTTGAATTTCTTGTGCTACAACACCGATGTCTCTACCTCGGTATGTATCTTGATTGTTATTCCAATCAAATGTATAACCACCTATCGCTTTTAATTTATCAATAGGATTAGCGATTGCGGTTATATTATCTTTAAATCTTTTATCTGATGAAGCATATGCTACTATGTCTTGTGAACATTCTATAGGCACGCTAAAGAAAGCTTGGGTATCAGTTATTTTTGCTCTTGAGGTTCCGTCTACAGAAAATTCTAATTCATCTTGAACAGCAAATTCAAGTTTATGTGTTCCGGAAGTATTATAATATTTTATGTATCCGTAATTAGCAACACTGTACCCTGTATTATACTCACCGAAGTTTAAACCCATTCCTGTATTAGCACCAAAGCTAATATCAGCATTCATGGAGTTGGTTCCACCTATGTTTAAGTAATTCTGTTCTACTCTAGTTGCAACTGCGTATCCTTCATCTTGATGGTTACCCCAACCTGCTACTGTATCCCAATCATCTATATCCACTTGTGCGATACCAAAAGCTGGTGAAGCAGTAAATATTGGATCAGTTTCTGATGTAAGAGCACTACCTGCGTTTAAAGCATAAGATGCTGTAAGGGCGTTTGTAGCAAAAGAAGACGTGATAGCATAATCAGCGTCTACTGCATTTTGTGCTCTTCTTGCTCCGTCTGCGTAAGATGCTGTAGTAGCATAAGAAGCTGATACTGAATTACCAATGGTTGCTCCAGATATTGTACCGTTAATAACTAAGTCTTGTACTGTCGTTACTCTATTAACAGTTAAGTCTCTATTAACAGTTACTTTGTCTGTTAGTATGTCACCTTCTACGGTAAGATCATTTTTAATTATACCGTTATTTGAAATGTATAATTCACTTCCTGATATATCTGCAGAGCTAATTATGTTGCCGGTAGAGGATAGAGTACCAGTAAAATCATGAGTATCGTCACTAGTATTACCAAATTTAGTTGATCCAGATTCAAATATTACTGATGAAGTAATGTACTCTGTGTTAAATTCTTGTGCTGTTATTGTACCGGTTACTGTTAAGTCTCCTTCTAATGTGTCTGTAGTATTCTTTAATCTACTGCTTTCTATTGAACTAGATAATGCTGTGATAGAATTATTAGTAGCAATACTAGAAGCTATTCTTGATGCCTTTTCTGTACCGTCTACTAAAGCAGTAGAGCTAGATAATGCTGTTATGTTGCGTTAAGAGTTAAGTTTTGTTGAGCATCTGCAAGTTCTAGAGCTGTAACAATTTGGTCTCTTCTTGTATGAGCTGAGCTAGATAATGCTGTAATAGAATTATTAGTAGCAACAATAGAGGCTACTCTTGATGCTTTTTCATTAGCATCTACTAAAGCAGTTGATTGCGATAGTGCTGTTAGTCTTGCCTCTCTCTGATCATGAACCGAACCACTATAGTTATAATAATCTGTAGTATCGGTAATGCCAATTTGAATAGAGCTTGAAACTAAAGTTGGTTTATTACGTTGAGTATTAAAGTCTGTCTCTCCGTATATCTTAGTACCGTATAGGTCTCCGTCTGCTGTAATATTTTGAAATGCTAGGATAGTACCTGCTTGCATTCCTCCATCTGCTATAACATCATTGTTAGAAACTATATCTCTAGTTGCTCTAATTGAACCAGTAAATATATGAGTATCGTCTAAAGAATCTCCAAATCTTGTAGATCCTGATTTATATAAAATAGAACTAGATACTAATGTTGTCTCAAACTGATGAGCATATATTGTACCGTCTAGATATATATTTCCTTTTTGGAATGTACTAGCAGAAATAAATAATTCTTGGTCCCACCATTTGTAGTTAAAGCTACTTACACCTTCCCAATTTCCTTGGTCATCTTTCTTTAACTGTACATTACCTATTTGACCTCCTGCTTTAGGAAGTTCAATTGCTATTGTGTTGTCGTTAGAAGAAGATTTAAATAGAGATAAGGTAGTATTAGATACAGAACCACTTAGTACAAACTCACTAAAGTTCTGATCTATTTCAGCATGTGTTAATGCTTGTCCTTTCGCTCCTCTAAACGTTACTGCCATCTTATTTATTTTCTATTGCAGATAATCTCTGCTCTAAGTCTTTTATAATGCTGTTTTGCTCGTTTACTGAACTTATAAGCAATCCAACTAAGCCATTGTAGTCTACACTAAGATAGCCATTATTATCTTCATTGACAACTTCTGGTACAGCTTTTCTTACATCTTGGGCTATTACTCCTAATTTGTTTCCAGGTATACCTTTCAATTTATAAATAGTTCCGTCAATCAAATCTAGCCTACCTAATGCATTATCTATAGGAGATATATCTTCTTTTAAGTTCCTATCTGATGATTGTAGTATAGTACCGGTTGCTTTAATGTCTCCAGTGACTGTTAATTGGTAAGTTAAGTCAGGAGTATCTGTTCCTGCATTAATAGCTACTCTTCCTGCTTCATCTACTAATAGACCTTCTCTTGTTGTTATTCCTGAAGAACCTGTAAAGTAAGCTATTCTTCCTTCTTGACCTACGTCTTGTAGACCTCTTATTAAACTAATTTCTATTGAACCGCTATTAACTGGCACTTGAGAACTTGAAGGATAATAAAGTGTGAAAGTATTTCCGTCTGCGGATGCAGATGTAAAGTAAGCACCAAAGTTATTGTCTACTTCACTGTAGGTTAATGCTTGTCCTTTATCTGCTCTAAAATTTATTGCCATTTTATATATCTAATTTTACTACAAATGTCATATCTACGTTATGTGACTTTGGTATTGGTCTGTTAGTTTTAGCTACTGCAATCAAATCATTAGCTTCATTATACAGTCCTACTGTTGTAATATAAGGTTTAAATTCGTCTCCTAAAAGATTTTCCTTAATATTTTTAAACGAACCAGTCACAGCTGTGCGATTATAGGTATGATTTAATTCATATTCTTTAACTGTACAGTGTATATTATATGTATAAATAGGTAGTTTTGAAATCCAGGATACATTTATTCTAGCATAAGTAGAATAGTATCTTGCCAATATAGGGTCAGTAATTATAATTTGACCTTGATTATATATAATATCTCCAACTACTCTTTCTGTTCTTGTATAAGGGTCTGTTGATCCCGAAACTAATATCCTTCCGTCACCATCGTCAATTAACTCTATTCTTTGCTGACTAAAGTTACTTTGAGTAACAAATTGTTCTGCTGATTCGTCTATATAATCTCCTTCATCCTCTAAATAGTCATCTTTATCTAGTGGTTGAGAACCGTACCACCAGTTAACTCTTTCAATATAATCTTGAATATATATACCGTCTGAGGCATATCCGTCAACTACATAAGCGTCATCTACTGTTAATTCTGGTTCAAGTCTAAGTGATAGAGGTTTAATACCTATTCCGTATACTTCTTTAGGTATAGATATAACTGCTACTTCTTCTGCTATTGCTCTAGAACCTGTCTGAGTTAATGTAGAGGTAACTGAGATATCATGACTACCTGAAAATATTGGGTAGTCTGTTAATGAACCTACTGTGTTTCCATAGTAGTTGTGCTTTACACTATCGTAATTTAGCTTTTGATGGCGGTTATTGAGAAGGTCTAATGGGTAGGGATATCCTGGTGTAGACCCAGAAAACCCTCTCATAACTTCTATTCCATAGTCAGATATATCACTACCTGATGCTACCCAATTCTTGTAGGAAAGGTAATCAGATACATATAGATCTTGCTTAGATAGTTTTTTGTATGCACTCATTCATTAATAATCAAGCTTAATTCTTACCAAAGTTTCTTTTGTGAAATCTTTAAGTAATGGTCTTGATAGTTTGGCTACAGCAAGTAGGTCATTATTATCGTTGTATAGTCCGACTGCTGTGATAAATGATTGAGGTGAATCAATCATTACGTCATGCCTTAGTTCACCAGAACCTGTAATTAAGGAAGGGTTAGTAGAATAGTTGAACTCTCCGTTTCTTGCTCTAACAAATACAAAGTTAGATGAGATAGTTTCTTCTGATTGTAATCTTATACTTCCTGAATGTCTTAGGAAGTCAAATACTTTACGTTGGTTAAGACCAGCAGATTGACCTGCTCTATCTGTGTTTAATTGTATACCTCCGTTAGCTACTGTTTCGTCTAATGCTGTTCCGTTAAGTAATACTACTCCAATATCTGGAAGTAGTTTACCGTACGATCCTGATGCTTTTGTATAGCCTGTTTCTGATATAGACTTATTAACTCCGGTTTGTACTGAACCGGATACTAAATCATAAACACGTCCTGCATCTGTAAATGTTGTTGTAGATAAAACTGAACTGTTATCTATTACAGTAAGTCTATTAGCACTTCCTGATTCTTGTAATGATAGTTCAAATGAACCAGGTAAAAGTTTTTCTCTGTATCTTGCTCTATCTATTGCTAATACATAAAAGTGATCTGAGGATACTCCTCCGAAATTAAAATTACTTTCTTCATCTCCTAATACTACATTTCTAAATTGTCCATATATAGTAGATGATGGAGAGTAACCAGGTACTCCGTTATTATAATCTAATGATCCTCCTCCTTGTTTGTCTGCATATGCAATAGAGAATTGTACTCTTGCCTCATTAGTAACAGCTTCTGCTTGATATATATCGTAATAATAATCTGCTGAAGTTCCGCCAATTTGAGTAGAGGAAGTAAAAAATGTATTAAGTGTTGTTGCGTCCCCTGTCCATAGAGGTGTAGTTACTGACTCTGCACTAACTACTATATCTTCTGTATCGAATCTTTTAAATGACATAATTAGCTAGTTTTAGTAATGGTTACTGGAATTGTTAATCTTGCTCCGGAACCTCTACCTATTACAGTAACTGTTGTCTGTAATTGTTGTCTATCTCCAAATAAAGTATTAACAGATGTTGCAGTTAAATTTACTGCTGTTCCTATTACAGTTTTGGAAACATTAGTTCCAACTGTTGAAACACTATTTAATCTTTCTGCATCTTCTGTGTTAATACCTACACCTTGGAAAGAGTTAAGAACTCTTACATCGGCAATTGTAGCAGTATATCCTTCTGTTTCGAAGATTGAAGTTGCACCTAAATAGTTTAATGTTTGAGGAGTTAAAGCTAGAGAAGCTCCTTGTTTTAAAGTAATAGAACTATACCCAATATCAAGTACAGGTAGTTTAGAAGTACCTCTTGGTAATGTAGTAAGTTTATATTTCATAATTTGTGTCTCATCAGGAAAAGCTTCCAATAGTGGCATGTTTTCAATTGCCTCTCCATAGAGTGCAGAACCTGAGGGATGTTGTGGATTGTATAAGGTGTAATCAATCTCGTCATCTGCTAATGCAAATTGAGTGATTTTAAAAGAACCGTCCCCTCTAGCTAACAGCTCTCTTCCTTTTTTTGTTAAGATAGCATCCACAGTTACTATCGAATTATCTAAATATCCCATTTGTTTATTTGTGTTTTATATAAATATGTGTTAATTAAAGTTTCTTAGTTTCTTTTATTTGTACCTCCAACTTGTCCTGATTCTGAAAGTGTATATATGACATCGTCTTCAATACCGTATACTTTTTGATTTGTAATTCTATTCATACTGTTCCCTTCAGAAGAAAAGAGAAAGTTACCTGCTACAGGGAAGTTAGGATAAACTAATTCAGAACCTGTTGTAGTTAAGGTTGTGTTGAAAAATACATCTATCGTTTTTCTTTCTGCTATTTCTCTTATTGTATCATCTGGTGCATCTGTTGAATGGATACTACCTTGAAAGGATCTAAATCCAAGTGCGGGTTCATTACCTGTAATTCCGGTTGCTAAAACAGCATCGGTAAATTTCTGTTTATTATATTGAGTTACTGTTCTGGCGTTTGTTTCTTTAGTACCGGTATACTTAGCATTTATACTCCCTACTTTAGTATACGAACAATTCTGTAATTGTGCTTCTTCTGCTTGTTCTTGAAGTATTGCTGTTAAGTTAGTAGGGTTATTTTGGCTGGCAAATCTATCTACTACCTGAGCTATTGCGTTTACTTTACTAGTTTCTGAGTTATTAATAAGAGGATTGTAGTCGCTATTATTAAATGATGATTGTACGTATGGTACAAATACAAAAGCAGAACCAGATACTAAAGGCTCTCCACCTGGGCCAACTCCAGTTGGGTAATTATCAGTAAGAATCGGTTGAACTAAGTAATAGAAGTATCCGTTTTGTTTACGTTTACCTGTTATATCTACCGATACTTGCTCATTACCAAAGTCAAATCTAAGTGACTGTACCTCTCTTAATGCTGGTCCAATAGGTACTCCGTTTTTAGAAGTATCAGGAATGCTTATACCTAAAACTGTATAAGGAGGTATTGCTTCTCCTTGAGTATTAGAACCTGTATAGGATACACTACTGCTTAATAGAAGATTAACTCTTCCATTTCCGTACTTTTGTGGGGCTGTTTCTATAAACTGTTCTCTAGTCATTTATATAAATTTTGCAGTATATCTATATCCGTAGGTATCTTCGGTGTTATTATAAATAGTTAACCTATTGCTAGTTGTGACTAGGGTGTCATCTTGGTCAAACCAACCTACAAACCCTCCGTAGTATCCATATACCCCTGTTGCTTCTACAACTACATATTCATATTCGTTAAACTCATGTATATAGTCAAAACTAGTAACATCTGTATACTGTGCCATATCATCCTCTATTTCACGGCGGATGATTTGTTCCCAATTTCTCATCTCATTTGCATGCTTTTCTGCTAGGTCTTCTGAGTTTCCTACTTCATCTACTTCTTCCCACCATTCAGCAGTACCTGTTCTAGGAGCTAGAGGAGGTATTGTCCAATAATCTCTAACAACTGCAGGAGGGTAAATTAATGAAACAGTTCCGTTACCTGTTCCTCCAGTTGCAAATCCATAGAATTCTCCTTCATAATGAGCGTTAAGGCTAATAAGACAAGCAGGAGGAAGCGGTAGAGATAAGTTAAAAACGGTTATATCAAAAGTTAAATCTGGTTGAACTAATGCTAAGTAGGGATTTAATTTACCTAATTCTCCATCTGTAGTAACTACAAAAGAACCGCTTAACTCTCCATTGTATTGTGGCTCCTCAGCAGTTATATTATACTCTGCTAAACCTGTAGGAGTACCAATCGTTCTATTGTAGTTAGTAGTATAATCATAGCTAGAAGATAGATCATATGCACCAGCTGATGATCCAGTGGCAGACCCTATTTTAATAGATCCTGTTTCGATAGATTCTATTACTCCTACTTCTACTTGTTTTATTTTATTTCTAGATAGTTTATGACCTTTTATTATAATACCTGTATCTACTTTTGTTCTTGCAGGTACAAAGTCTTTAATAATTTTAAATAAAGAACTATCAAAAAAGTTTAAAAGTCTTACAAAAGCTTTAGGGTGACGAGAATATTCTAATCTATGTTGCCATTCCCAATCTGCTTTTTCCCAATCTTTTTGTATATCTTCCCAAAAGTATCCGCTATTAACGATATCTTCAGCTAATTTCTTTAATGGTGGATAGTTTCTTTCGTATCTAGTTCTTGGATCACCTATGTAGTCATCTAAGTCAAAACTTCCACTTTCATTTAACTTTCCTGTCTTAAGGTCTATAAAGTCATCTGTACCTCTAGAAATATTAAACCCTACCTCTACATGATGTAAGTCATCTGTATATGTTTTATCTGGTCTAACAATAGATACAAATTTAGATAGTGTACTACCGGTAACTATACTACCTGTATTATCTGTTCTTATTTTAAGTTCTGAACTAGATGTTGTATAGCTTTCAGGGCCGAAGTATTGCGTTTCACTTAAGTTTACTCCTCCAAATGTTTTTATACTTAATATTTCTGGTGTAATACCAAAGCAGTTAATTAAGGCTCTAAGACCTCTTTCTGTACCTTTAGTTTTTATTAAGTAAGGTAAATTATGATATATTCTTTTATGAATCTCTTTTTCATAATCTAGTTTAGCTATAGGCTGTAAATGTTCTAAAGCTGTACTACCACTATTATATGATGCAGAAGTTGCAACAGACATTGTAGTAATAATCTCGCTTCCAGTTTCAGGTGTTTCACCGATAAAAGAAGCAAATATATTATCCATATTCATATTTGAAGAATATAGATTTACACCAAAAGATTCTACTGCTGATCTAACTAAATCTTTAGATACCCCAAATTTTAATCTATTATCAGCATCGTACTTATCTGATACTGCTTTAAAGTATACCCACATATTATCAAAATGCTGTCCAATCATATGAATGAACATAAGGTAAGCTTCATTGTTTTTGTCCTCTCTAATGAAGGTTGGAATAGTATTTGTTAATATATCAAAGTTAGATACATCGTAATTATTAGCTTCAGCAACCTTTCTATTAAACCAAGTTTCTGCTTGTAGAGTATCACTTACAATGTTTAAATGTGGTTTCTTAGTTGTTGATTTAGGCCAAGCATGACTACCGCTTTCAAAGTATAAGAACCTATCATAGTGGTCAAAATTAGTTACTATACCTTTAATAAGGGTATCATAATGTTCTATACTGCCTGAAGCACCTGCTGCATATGTTGAGCCTGGAGTTTGACTTCTTAGAACTTTTAATTGTTCATAAGATTCTATTAACTCTAATTTATATTTAAAGTTTCTTAGTCTTTCTTCTGCTGAAGAGAAATTTATAAAATCTGAGAAGTCAGTATGGTCTATAGTAATTTGAGCACTCTTTTCGTTAAAAAGTGAATAGAGTTCGAAGTAAGAGTTTTCTACTGGGTAACTAAATAATTCGTTATAATTAAGAAACTCAGTTGGATTACTGTCCATTTCTGGTAGCTCTAGATTAAAGTTAGGTCCTTTTAAATAAGGAACTTTAACTACTTCATCTATTAATGAACTTCTAACTTCAAATAGTTGATCATCTGATACTATTTCGTTTACTGTAAATGTATCCTTAACAGAAACACTACCCGGTAAAGGTTCATAACTCTTTAAGAATATAGCTATACCTTGTGGAAGTTTCTCTACTCCTAAATTTAAACCAAGTACTGATGTATTTTCACCAAATTGTATTTTAAATTCTGAGAAGTAACTAGAGGCTTTTAATTCTGCTATAATTTTATTAGCATACTCTTCTACTTTAGCATCAGGTATATTAGAAGCTAAAGCTCTAAATTCTGTTCTATCAGAGGAGATAGACTCAATAAAGAATTGACCTCCAAATTGACTTTCAGAAAATAAGTTATTAGTAAAGGAATATAGTAATCTAACATCTCCTCCTTGGAAACCATACTTATCTATATCTCTTTCTATATCTATAGTTAGTGTACTAGCACCAGATTCACCTGCAGACTGAGCATTACCAAGTAGAGAGTAGTCTTTGAAATACTCTTCTGATGTAATTAAATCCCCTTCTAGGTTTGTTATATCTAATCTAACATTTGCTTGTGTAGTATTGAATACATTCTTAATCTCATATGAATTTATGAGTTCAGCATCTGCTACACTAAGTACCTTAGCTTTAGGATTGTCTGCTATCTCTAGCGGTAATATGTCGTATCTGTACTTAGCCATTTATTAAAAATCGATATCAGGTTTATTAGCTTCTATTAACTGTTCTTGGTAAGATAGTATTTGTTCTCTTAATTGACTAATTTCATCTAATAAAGGTTGAATATCTTCTGTGTCTTTTTCAAAATCAACTAACTCAGTACTCTTCATAATAAGGTAATGATGTGATTTTGTTTCTCCGTCAGGAGAGATTTCGTAATATAATCTTTCGTAATCCGCAAAGAACTCTTCAATCGTAGTTGGCTGTATTTCTTCTTTTACTTGTCCATAGGCCTTGAAGGACCTATCCACAACTTTATTGAATGCAGCTTTATCGTAAACCTTTTTCTTTATTTGAATGTCTCTAGCCATTTCTTACTACTTTGAATAAATTATCTTCACTAAATATTACTGTGCTATTATCCAAGGTTGTCTTAACTTTTAATTTATAGTAACGTTCTGGTGCTAGCATTTCCATATCTATATCAAAGTAGCTACCTTCTCCGTCTGCATTAATATTAGTGAAAGGGCTAAACTCTACTATTGTTTCGTTACTAAAATGATCTACTATAGAATAATAAGAAGCTGCTGGTAAAGCGTAGTTCGTTTTATAAATAGACTCAGTAGAAAATGTTCTAGTTGGAAAGTTAGGTTTTGCTGATATTCTAAATCTAGCAGATCCTTTATTTACATATTGTCTTTTTTGATTAGATATATAGACTCTTGAATTATCTGTATCTAATTCTGATACACCTGGGTTATAGAAATCGTTAACTTCTTTAAACTCTAAGTAAGGTTTAAATATAGTATTAGTATCGGACCCATAGTACTTAAGGGAAATAGAAGCATCTGTATAATCTTCGTATTGGTCTTCTAATTTAAGTATTAGTCCGTAATTAGTAATTGAACCACTATAATGAGCTTTAACTATTTCTGTTACATCTATAGCTAAATCTAAACTATTATCTCCTACTTTCATTGTAGAGGTAGAGAATGTATTTGCAATATAGCTTCCTCCATCTGCACTCCATGCTGTCCCTATTCCATCCCTGTCTTTCCATGTAACACCGGTGGTATTAGTAGGTATATCATTTACCTTACCTACCCCATTTTGCCATGACTCTGATACGGGATATACCTCTATATTAAAGTTAAAAGGGAGTTCAGAAGCTTCAGCTATAGGTAAATGAAGAGAACAAGATATAAGACCACCTGTCTTACTATCTACTACTTTTCTAATATCTTCTGTATTAAAATCCATTAATATCCTTTTCGATCTTCCTTTATCATCATCACTGCTATCAGGATATCCAGCAATCTCCAGTATTTCATCTTTACCGGCGTTACCGTACACACCGGCTACATCTGGTGCTGACCAGATTGTACTGTCTTGGTTTGGGTAAATTCTATGTATGGCCATATTATAATGTTGTTACTCTTCCTTCTATATCAGTGTCTGGGTATTTCAATTCAAAAATACAAGGATCGTAAGAAGGGTAAACTATGTTATCTTTAGTAGCCCCTGCTGTATCGTATCCGTATTCAGAATATCTTCCTCCTACCTTATTTGTTATCTTTATATTTTTAACTGTTTGTACCCCTTTGACTTGGTCTAGCAATGTATAGACTGAGGATAGGTTAATTGGTTGGTTAATGTTCCATCTCTTTATATCGAAATGTTCCCTTAGAGCGTTATTACATTGAAGTAATACATCTCTAGATCCGTAATTAGGTAATGTTAGTATTTCAAACTTAACTCCGATATTTACTATAAATGCATCTTTCATATCAATTGCATCAGTAATCATCATATATTGACCTAAGTAGTTTTTCAAGTTACGTTTCAATGTATCTGTAGCTACAATTAAATGTCCATCTATATTATATGCTAAGGTATACATTGATAGAGCTAAAGGATTACGTTCTAATGGTCCAGAGTTAGAGTTAATTACCATTTCATTAGTAACAAATGTCTTAGCGATTGAACCAAATTGAGCGGGTAGTGATAATGCTCTTACTGTATAGTCATTTGTTGTAACTGCTCTTTTTTGTTCTGCAAAAGACCTTAGAGAGTTTTCTCTTAACTCTTCTATTGTATCTCCATCTTTACCTCCTGCAGCTGGTTTATCGTTTGTGAATCCTAATGTACCTACTTTATCGGTATTAGCAGGTGTGCTTCTTAATATGATGCCGTTTGCGTTAATAGTGTTTGCCGGAACGTTTGCTGCTACACCTCCACCAACTAGGTATCTAACTGTCAATGTTGTATTAGAAGGAGCTATACCATATGTCTTAGTAAATAAGAAGTTGGTTGGGTCATATGCTTTATCGAGTTTATCTACTGCATACTTATTTCCGTACTTCTTTATAGTAGTAGGATCAGGTAGAAACTCTTCATCGAATGCTTCGGTAACACCGGCTCCGAATTGTATTTGTAATACTCCTTTAGATGTAAACCTAGTTATAAATCTTTTAGATATTCTCTTTAATTTAAGTAGAGCAGGAACTAGATCATTATCTGAGTTATTATTAGTTTCTTCTTTAAATACAGTGTCTTGAGCTAGAAAAGGAACTTCTGTCCATTCTTCTCCATCGCTATCAGTAATAGATAAAACTCTAATTATCCCCAAACTACAAGAGAAAGAGAGAAACTAAAGCTAACCATTAAGAAAGCCCAACCTGCACTAACAATATCTGGCATAATAAATTCCTTCGATTGATTTTATTTTATTCTAATATTAACCGAATTTACCAGAAGTTGAAGCGATAAGGAATGCAGCATATGTAAATACATATCCTACAGAGAAGTGTGCTAAACCAACTAAACGTGCTTGAACAATTGATAAAGCAACTGGCTTATCTTTCCAACGAACTAGGTTAGCAAGCGGTGTACGCTCGTGTGCCCATGCAAGTGTTTCAATAAGCTCTTGCCAGTAACCACGCCATGAGATAAGGAACATGAAACCTGTAGCCCAGATAAGGTGTCCAAATAAGAACATCCAAGCCCAAACAGATAAACTGTTCATACCAAATGGGTTGTAACCATTAATTAGCTGAGATGAGTTTAGCCATAGGTAATCACGTAGCCAACCCATTAAATAAGTTGAAGACTCATCAAATTGGCTAGCATTTCCTTGCCAAAGTGTGATGTGCTTCCAATGCCAATAGAATGTTGTCCAACCGATTGTGTTTAACATCCAGAAAACAGCTAGGTAGAAAGCATCCCATGCAGAAATGTCACAAGTACCGCCACGGCCTGGACCGTCACAAGGGAAACTGTAACCAAAATCTTTCTTATCCGGCATTAGCTTAGAACCACGAGCATCTAAAGCACCCTTAACAAGAATAAGCGTTGTTGTATGAAGACCAAGTGCAATTGCATGGTGTACTAGGAAATCACCAGGCCCAATAGTTAGGAATAGTGAATTTGTACTACTGTTAATTGCATCTAGCCAACCTGGTAACCAGATTGATTGACTTGCAGCTAATGCTGAACTATCAGCAGATGATAGTAGAACATCAAAGCCGTATAAAGACTTACCTTGAGCTGCTTGTACCCACTGAGCAAAGACTGGCTCAATAAGGATTTGCTTTTCAGGTGTACCAAAAGCTTGCATTACGTCGTTATGTACGTATAAACCTAATGTATGGAAACCTAGGAATAATGTAACCCAACTTAAATGTGAGATAATAGCTTCTTTATGCTCTAGCATACGTGCAAGAACGTTACCTTCATTTAGTTCTGGATCATAGTCACGAATAAAGAAGATTGCACCGTGAGCAAAAGCACCAGTCATGATAAAACCAGCAATATATTGGTGGTGCGTGTAAAGCGCTGCCATTGTAGTAAAATCTTGTGCCATAAAAGCATAAGGTGGAAGCGAGTACATATGCTGAGCTACCATTGAAGTAATAGTACCAACAGATGCAAGAGCTAGACCTAGCTGGAAATGAAGTGAGTTGTTTACTGTATCGTAAAGTCCCTTATGACCAGCACCTAGACGACCAGATGGAGCAGTGTGTGCATCAAGAATTTCTTTCATACTGTGACCGATACCAAAATTAGTACGGTACATATGACCAGCAATAATGAAAACAACTGCAATAGCTAGATGGTGGTGAGCCATGTCTGTTAGCCATAAACTTTGTGTTTGTGGGTGGAAACCACCAAGGAAAGTTAAAATAGCTGTACCAGCACCTTCAGATGTACCAAACATATGTCCAGCTGTATCTGGGTTTTGTGCATAAACTGACCAGTTACCGCTAAAGAATGGAGCTAAACCAGCTGGGTGAGGAAGTGTGCTTAGGAAATTATCCCAACGTACATGCTGACCTCGAGATTCTGGAATTGCAACGTGAACTAAGTGACCAGTCCATGCTAATGAACTTACACCAAATAATCCTGATAAATGGTGGTTAAGTCGAGACTCAGCATTCTTAAACCATGAAAGGCTTGGACGGAACGCAGGCTGTAAATGAAGCCATCCTGCAAAAAGTGTTCCTGCTGCAACTAGAAGAAGGAATAGTGAACCTTGGTATAGGTCAACATTCGATCGCATACCAATAGTGTACCACCACTGGTAAACACCAGAGTAAGCAATGTTTACAGGACCTGAGGCCCCACCACGTGTAAACGCTTCAACTGCAGGTTGACCAAAATGTGGATCCCAAATTGCATGTGCAATAGGACGAATATGTAGAGGATCTTTAACCCATGCTTCAAAGTTACCTTGCCACGCTACATGGAAAAGGTTTCCTGATGTCCATAGGAAAATAATAGCTAATTGGCCAAAGTGTGAAGCAAAGATCTTTTGGTAAAGATTTTCTTCTGTCATTCCGTCATGACTTTCAAAGTCATGAGCAGTTGCTATCCCGAACCAAATACGACGAGTCGTTGGGTCCTGGGCTAGACCTTGGCTAAACTTTGGAAATTTTGTTGCCATAGTCTTTTCATCTCCTTGAATTTTCGTTTAATACTTTTAATCTCGGTTTTCAATTTGAAGCCATTACTGGCTTCATTTTTTGTCACATGAATTTAAATCGTTCGATTTAAAACCAACTCTTGACTAGGGAATTCTATCCAACTGCAATAATACGAGCTAGGAAGAATGACCAGGTTGTTGCAATACCACCTAATAAGTAGTGAGTTAGACCAACTGCACGACCTTGAGTAATGCTTAGTGCTCGTGGCTGAATGCCTGGAGCAACTTTAAGTTTGTTATGAGCCCAAACAATTGACTCGATAAGCTCTTGCCAGTAACCACGTCCACTGAAAAGGAACATTAAACTGAATGCCCAAATGAAGTGAGCACCTAGGAAAATTAGACCGTAAGCTGATAAAGCTGAACCGTATGACTGAATAACTTGTGAAGCTTGCGCCCATAAGAAATCACGTAGCCAACCGTTTACAGTGTTAGCACTTAGACCAAAGTTTCCACCAGTAATGTGTGAAACACCTTTAGCTGTTAAGTTACCCCAAACATCAGATTGCATCTTCCAACTGAAATGGAAAATAACGATTGAAATTGAGTTATACATCCAGAAGAGTCCAAGGAAAACGTGATCCCAAGCTGAAACTTGACATGTGCCGCCTCGACCTGGACCATCACAAGGGAATCGGAAACCTAGGTTTGCCTTATCCGGGATTAGTCTAGAACTACGGGCAAATAGAACACCTTTCAGAAGAATTAGAACTGTAACGTGAATCGTAAAAGCGTGAATATGGTGAACCATGAAATCCGCCGTACCTAACGAAATCGGCATCATTGCAATCTTACCACCAACAGCAACAATATCTCCACCCCAAGTAGGACTAGTACTTGATAGAGCATTAGGAGCAGTTAAGTTTGGAGCTAAGTAATGAGTCTTTTGAACCCACTGTGCAAAAACAGGCTGAAGTTGAATCGCAGTATCTGAGAACATATCCTGCGGTCGGCCTAAAGCTGACATTGTATCGTTATGAATGTATAGACCGAAACTATGGAAACCTAAGAAAATACAAATCCAGTTTAAGTGAGAGATAATTGCATCACGGTGACGAATTACTCGATCTAAAAGGTTGTTGTAGTTATTAGTAGGATCATAATCACGAACCATGAAAATAGCGGCGTGAGCAGCAGCACCTGTAACACAAAAACCACCAATCCACATATGGTGTGTAAATAGTGAAAGTTGTGTACCATAATCTGTTGCAAGATAAGGGTAAGGTGGCATTGCATACATATGGTGTGCAACGATAATTGATACAGAACCCATCATTGCTAAGTTAATAGCTAATTGAGCATGCCAAGATGTCGTTAGAATTTCATATAAACCTTTGTGGCCTTCACCAGTAAAAGGACCTTTATGAGCTTCTAGAATTTCCTTCATACTATGACCAATTCCCCAATTTGTACGGTACATATGACCGGCTACAAGGAAAAGAACAGCAAGTGCTAAATGGTGGTGAGCAGTATCACTAAGCCATAAACCACCTGTTACAGGGTTTAAGCCACCACGGAAAGTTAAGATATCTGTGTACTCTGCCCAGTTTAGGGTAAAGAATGGAGTTAAACCTTTGCCAAAACTAGGAAAAAGTTGAGCCATTAATTCACGGTTTAGTAAAAACTCATGAGGAAGAGGAATCTCTTTTGGATCAACCCCAGCATCTAAAAGTTTGTTTACTGGTAACGCAATATGAATTTGGTGACCAGCACATGAAAGACAACCTAGACCTAATAAACCAGCTAAGTGGTGGTTAAGCATAGATTCTACATTCTGGAACCACTCTAATTTAGGAGCAGCTTTATGGTAATGGAACCAACCAGCAAAGAACATAAGGCCAGCCATGATAAGGCCACCAATTGCTGTACTGTATAATTGAAGTTCACTAGTAATACCGCTTGCACGCCAGATTTGGAAGAAACCAGAAGTGATTTGTACACCTTGGAATCCACCACCAACGTCACCGTTCAGAATTTCTTGGCCAACAATTGGCCAAACAACCTGAGCACTTGGCTTAATATGAGTTGGGTCACTTAGCCATGCTTCGTAGTTTGAAAAACGAGCACCATGGAAATACATACCACTAATCCAAAGGAAAATGATAGCTAATTGGCCAAAGTGAGCACTAAATACTTTACGTGAAATTTCTTCAAGATCTGTTGTATGACTGTCAAAATCATGTGCATCTGCATGCAGATCCCAAATCCATGTAGTTGTCGCAGGCCCTTTCGCAAGGGTACGTGAGAAATGACCAGGCTTTGCCCATTTCTCAAATGATGTTTCAACTGGATTTCGATCGACAACAATTTTTACTTTTTTTGCTTCTCGTTCCGGTGGGCTAATTGTCATTGAGAATCTCCTCTCTTCAGACGAGACACACGAAAGGCTTTTCTTTCTAAAAAAACCAGTAGTAAATGGTTCTATGTTTTGGCTGTCAGAATCAACTTTTTTAAAGTATTACTTTCATAAAAAAGGAGTCTATAAAAAATCTAAGATTTGGACAAATAAGAATGAACAGACACAACAAAG